GCCTTGTGCGGGCTTTTCTTTGCTCGCTCGCGCGGATGCGTGGCGGGCGAACAACTGCCCGGATGGGCGCTTTTGAGTCGGATGACCCAACCATGAAACTGAAACTCGATGAGCACGGCCACGTCGTTCTTGCCGACGGCAAGCCCGTCTATGTCCACGACGACGGGAAGGAAATCCCGTTTGACGCCGCCGCCACGGTCGCCACGATCACCCGCCTCAACGGCGAAGCCAAGGACCACCGCGTTCGCGCGGAAAAGGCCGAAAGCGCGCTGAAGAATTTCGAAGGAATCGAAGACGCCGCGGCAGCAAAGAAGGCACTGGAAGTCGTCAAGAATCTCGACGCCAAGAAGCTGGTGGATGCCGGCGAGGTGGAGAAGGTGCGCGCCGAGGCGATCAAGGCCGTGGAAGACAAGTACGCCCCCATCCTGGCCGAGCGCGACAGCCTCAGCGCTGCGCTCGTTTCCGAAAAGGTCGGCGGATCGTTTGACCGCTCGAAGCTGATCGCCGAAAAGCTTGCGATCCCCGCCGACCTGGTGCGCGCCCGCTTCGGCGACGCGTTCAAGGTCGAAAACGGCGTCGTCGTCGCCCACGACAAGGCCGGAAACAAGCTGTTCTCGCGCGAAAAGCCCGGCGAGGTGGCCGGCTTCGAGGAGGCGCTTGGCATGCTCATCGACCAGTATCCGCACCGTGACCAGATCCTCAAGAGCAGCGGCGCCAGTGGCGGCGGAGCTCAAGGCGGGTCGGGTGCCGGTGCGGGCAAAAAAATCGTCACCCGCGCAGCCCTTGACGCCATGCCGCCCGACGCGCGCATGGCCCACTTCAAGGGCGGCGGCACCGTCACCGACTAACCGCGAGCCGCAAATCATAAACCATCCCGCTCCGGCGGGCTTTTGCGTCCACGGCCCAAAACCTAGGAAAGAGATATGAACACCCTTACCGCGCTGGTCCCCGACCTCTATGAAGCCCTGGACGTAGTGTCCCGCGAGCTGGCAGGCTTCATTCCGGCCGCCACCCTGGACGCCTCCGCCGACCGAGCCGCGCTCGGTCAGACCGTGCGCATTCCGATCACCCCGGCGGCAGCGCCGGAGGATGTCACTCCGGGCCAACTCCCGCCGGACGATGGCGATCAGATCATCGGCAACAATCCGCTGTCGATCACCAAGAGCCGCACGGTGCCGTTCCGCTGGTCCGGCGAAGAGCAGCGCGGCGTCAATAGCGGCCCCGGCTACAAGAACATCCGCCGCGACCAGATCGCGCAGGCGATGCGCGCCCTGGTGAACGAAATCGAAACCGGCGTGGGCGGCCTGTTCTTCGCGTCCTCGCGCGCGTGGGGGACGGCCGGCACCACCCCCTTCCTATCCGACCTTTCGGACCCGGCCAACATCCGCAAGATCCTGTCGGACAACGGCGCACCCCTGTCGGACATGCAGCTCGTCATCGACACCACGGCCGGCGCCAAGGTCCGCAGCCTCGGTCAGCTCACGAAGGCCAACGAGGCCGGAACTACCGACCTGCGCGCTCAAGGTACTCTGCTTGAGATCCACGGCTTCACGCTCCGCGAATCCGCGGGCGTCAATACCCACGTCGCCGGCACTGGCGCAAGCTACGTGACCAACGGCATCCAAGCCCAGGGCGCGACCACCATCAACGTGCAGACCGGCACCGGAACGATCCTGGCTGGCGACGTCATCAGCTTTGCGGGCGACCCGAACAAGTACGTCGTGGCGACCGCGCTGGCGGGCGGTGTGCTGACCATTGGCCTTCCTGGGCTGCGCAAGGCCGTTGCGACCGGCGTGGCTGTGACGGTTGCGTCGAGCTTTACGGCCAATATGGCATTCAGCAAGTCGTCGCTGATTATCGCCACTCGCGCTCCGGCCCTCCCGGAAGAAGGCGACAGCGCGGCTGACCGGATGCTGATTACCGATCCGCGCACCGGCCTGACCTTCGAGATCGCCATGTACCTCCAGTACCGCCGCGTGCGATACGAGGTGTCCATCGCCTACGGCTTCGCGAACATCAAGCCCCAGCACTCAGCCCTTCTGCTGGGCTAAACGGGCGACCGCGGGGCTGCTTTTGCGACCCCGCGGACCAAGGAAATAAACATGGCAACCGTCAAAAAGCAGCCCGCGCAGACCGTGCGCATGGTGCGCAATCCAGACGAATACCCGGCGCCCCACAGCGCCGACGTGCACGTCGACGAGGTTGCGGCTTGGCAGCGGCACGGCTGGATTGTGGAGCCCAAGGAAAATGGCGCTGACTGACCAGCAGATGTCCGATGTGCGGCGTTTTGCCGGGTATCCGCTGCTCGCGGACTCCGTGGCTGATGATTCGCGCGATTTCGCCTACGGGTGGGTGTCGCCGGGGGTCTGGCAAACTCTGCAGCACAGGCTTACCAATCTGCGCCCGGAAGAAGAGTCGACGCTGATTGGCGTCTATCTGACCAACCTGCTGGCGCTGGAATCGGCTGTGCCGGCAGCGGCCGGAAACCTCGATACCGCGCAGGCGGCAATCTGGACGCGCAATGCCAACGAGGTCAGCGACAGGCTGTCGCTGCTCGACGGCTGGCGCCGGCGCATGTGCGCCTTCATCGGTATCGCCCCCGGCCCGTCGCTTGGGCGTGGCGGACTTCGCATCGCAAGAGGATAGGCATGTCAAAAACAGTAACAGCGGACCCGTCAGGGGCTGGCGTCATCATTACCGATGCGGGCGCAGGGACTCAAGTCCACGTCCCCGGAGTCGTGCTCATCGATGAGCTCACCGGCCTGCCGTACTCGGGGTTCCCCCCGCGCGCCGGCATCAACGACTCGACGTCCACGGCCGGCTTTACGTACTACTGCGAGGCTGCGCCGGGTTCGCTCTCCTCGCAGCCAGTGTGGCGCATCAGCCGCGTGTCGAGCGCAGGCGTGACGACGTTTGCCGGCGGCAGCGCGAGCTTCTCGAACATCGCCGACAACCGCGCCGCGCTCGCGTACAGCTAAGGGGCTGAAATGTCATTTTTATCTGAGGTGTTGAAGGCGCTTGGGGTGCCGGGCGGCGCAAAGGTCGTTACCGCGACTACACGCCCCTCGGATGGGGGGATTGCAATTCCGGGGGTGGGCTACCTGCCGCCGAATGCACAATTCCAGGCGCGCTCGAGTCCGACACTGCTTGTCGCGTCTGATTCCATTATCGGTCAGTCCCTCCAGCCGCCCAATACGACATTCGGCAGTACGTCTGCGCGGGGCAGCTACGTCGACTCCTCTAGCAACCGGCAGGTCGGCATCACCGACATTTTCGCGGAGAACCCTGTTCGCCTGAAATTCCGGGCCGCGCACAATCTCGTCACAGGCGACGAGGTGCTGATGTATTCGCTGCCCTCTGCTCATCCCCTGTCGTGCCAGCGATTCACGGTGACGGTAACGGCGTCCGACCAGATTGCCCTTAACGGGGTGGATGGTACGTCGATGTCTGTAGCATATACGAGCGCATCTCAATCTCAATCAACGGATGCCATGGCGTATGTCGACCAAGTATGGGCAAATTTCGGCATTCTGTCGTGGGCACTGTACGAGGCCGGTTATCCGTTCTCGACGATCAACATGGTAAGTCGGCCGGGCGCGACGTCTGCGCAACTTGCCGCGCAGATACCGACAGCACTCGCGGGCATGTCCGCGACCCACTGGACTCATGGTCTGCTGCATATCGGGCGCAACGATAGCGTATACGATCAGTTGTCGTTGCAGTCCCTGCGCGATCAGCTTCTCGCAGTGACGGACACGCTAACAGTAGTTTTGCCGTACCCAGATTCAACCTGGTCCGGAAGCAGTGGAACTGTCGCGGCAGCAAAAATCGCGAGCATTTCGGCGTTCTGGTATACCCAGCAACTCGCGAACCCTAACATCCGCGTATGTGATCTGTACGGGGTATTCAGCGACCCAAAATTGACGTTTGAGCAGACGCCGACGAATTTATTGGTATCCGACGGCGTTCATCCACAGGCAAACGGCGCGATGCTCGCTGGCCTGAAGCTGGGGCGTGAGTTTTTCCCGTCTCCGCCCGCAATCCGCAAAGCGATTTCACGAATCGGAGCGGGTGGTGCAAACCTGCTCACTGGAGCCAGATTTACCGCGGCGGCAGGTACGTTCGGATCGGGGATATCAGGAAATCTTGCAACCGGATGGAGTTTGGGCTCTCGCTCCAGTTCAAACGTGTCTGGGTGCTATGCTCAGGTCGTGCGCACCCCGGCGTTGCAACGCCGGCTGAGTGCAGCGTATGTCGCAGGCGACATCATCGACATCGGAGACGGCG